GTGCGTGAGATAACAGCAAAGTACCGCATCAAGAGGCCCGACGTTATAGCCAAGATGGGTGAGGTGCACAAGGCGTGGCCACAAAGACTGCGTGCAAGCTTCATCTCGAGCGGCCGGCGCATTTCCTTCGTCTATTTCGGGGCAAAGCAATTCGCCAAAGGTGTGCGGGTCAAGCTCAGTAAGGGCGGAAAGACGCAGTTTGTCAGGGGCATGTTCATCCGCACGGTTCATGGTAAGCGCGGATTGAGTACACACACCGGCGCATTCATCCGAAAGGGTGAGAAGCGATTGCCAATCAAAGAGTTCACCGGGCCAAGTGTACCGCAGATGTTGAGTGGCGTGTATCCCAAACTCCGGGAGTTCGCAAACAGAAAGCTAGTCGAGACATTCAAGCATGAGATCGAATGGCGGACGAGAAAGAAGTGAAGCCACGATATATCGCGGGGTCCTTCCGGATGAGCCCAATGCGGGTCGCGGGTCCTCGCAGGGATTCCACGCCTATTCCGATGTTTTTTGAGGCTTTATATGGAGCATTTGAGTGGATTCCCAGATGTTCGGTTTTCGACTCAGATTCGCCTTTAATAGAGAATGAATAAGCCGCCCGCAGAAAATGGCAAGGTTTTGAAATGGTCCACGATCGATGTGATGAGATTCTTCGAGATCTCGCGTCAGACCGTGAGCAATTATGTCGACCAGGGCATGCCGATGCTCGGCCGCGGGCGCTTCGACGCGATAGTGGTGCGTCGTTGGCTCGATGCGAAGAAAGAGGCGGAGCACAAGAAGGTCCTCGAGGAGCTGGATGCGACGAAAGCCGAGGCGCGCTACCGGAACGCCAAGGCCGAGACGGCGGAGCTGGACCTGGCGGTGAAGCGAGGAACGCTTGTCGCGGTGGAACGGGTCGTCTCTATGTGGGAATCACACATCAGTGCGGCGAAGACGAAGCTCATGGCTATCCCTGCGCGCATGGCAGCTCTGGTAATGGCTGCGCCCCGGGAGAAACACGCGATCCAGGCACTCCTCGAGAAGGAACAGCGAGAGGCACTCAATGAACTTGCAGGGATCAGTCGCTCCCATGACCGCAGAGCAGTCGCTCGTGATGCTAAGCCGAAAGCTGCCGCTCATGTGGCAGATGCCAAGAAGGCTAAAGCTCTCCGAGTGGGCCGACGAAAAAAGGTACATCCCTCCCGAGGAAAATCCGACAGAGCACGGGAAGTGGCAAACGTCCCGAGCTGAGTATCAACGCGGCATGATGGACGCATTCACCGATCCTGTTGTTGAGTTCATCGTGTACTACACCTCGGCCCGGGTCGGCAAGACCTCGCTCATGGAAAATGCCCTGGGCTATTGCATGGAGCACGATCCCGCTCCGACGCTCGTCGTCCAACCCACCGAAACAGACGGCAAGGAATGGTCCAAAGACTACTTCGATCCCTTCATTCGGGATACCCCATGCTTGACGGACCTGGTCTCCGATGTCATGGAGCGGAAGGGTGAGAACACTATCCAACACAAGAAATTTCCCGGAGGATATCTGAAGGTCGTGGGTGCCGTCAGTCCGAAGGGTTTCCGCCGTACGACCATGCGCTACGTCTTCCTCGATGAGGTCGACGGCTATCCTCCGTCCGCCGGCAAAGAAGGCAACCCCGTCTCTCTCGCCATCAAGCGGACGCTCACCGTCTGGAATCGGAAGGTTATGCTGACGTCGACAGCAACGATCGCCGGTCTCTCGAACATCGAGGAATGGTTTCTCAAGTCGAATCAGCAGCACTATTACATGCCCTGCGTTCATTGCGGGCACTTCCAGGTCCCTATCCTCGGCCCGAAATCTCAATTCGCGCATCTGTCAAAGGGTTATCTCCGCATCAACAAAGAGAATCCTGACAACTCCTGCTACATCTGCGAGGCTTGTGGCGCGGAGATATACGAGGCTGATCGCTTGCAGATGATTGCCAGGGGTGAGTGGAGGGCTCTGAAGCCGGATATCCACAACACCGCCGGCTTCCATCTCTGGGAGTTTCAAAGTCCATTCTCCTCGATCGGCCACATTGCCCGCGGCTGGCTGGATACGCAGGACGGCAAGAACGAGGAGAAGCTCAGGTACTATATCAACACGACGCTCGGAGAGACGTTCGTCGAGGAGAAGTCCTACACGGTCGAGATCGGCGAGTTGATATCCCGCGTGGAGGGTTACACCGACGTGCCGGCAGGAGGAGTTGTCCTGGTGAGCGCCACAGATCTCCAGGCCGATCGCTTCGAATGTCAGACGGTCGCGTTCGGCCGCGGCGAGGAATCCTGGTTGATTGACTATGCTGTTATTCCTGGATCGCCGGACAACGAGGCCTCCTGGTCGAAGGTCCACGAGTACCATGAGAGGATGTATCGGCATCAGTCTGGGGCCATGATGAAGACCGCGATACGCTTCATCGACTCCGGGGATTTCACCCATCACGTCTATTCGTTCACCCGCGCAAACCGAATGTATGGCTACTGGTCGATCAAGGGGGCGCCTGGTCCCCGGGACTTCCTGTCACGTCCTAAGAAAATGGGGCGTGTGGGGGCGCTCATGATCACGATTGGAGTGGATGAAGCGAAACGGACGATCTATAAGCGTCTCCAGATGCAGGCTCCTGGTCCCGGATTCATGCACTTCAACAAGCTTGCCGACGAGGACTATTTCAAGCAGCTAACTTCAGAGAAAGAGGTGACAGAGTGGCTAGACGGCCGGCCGCACAAGAAATGGAAACCAAAGGACCGGCACACGCGGAACGAAGTGCTCGATCTCTGGGATTACTGTCTCGGAGGGGTCCGGTTTCTCCGGCCGAATTACGACGCATACGCAGCCCATCTCGAAAAGGCGGCATCTCGTCAGAAGGATCAGCCCGCAGTACCGATGCAAGCGCCTGAAAAAGAGAAGGTTCAACAGGTGCACAAAGGCATCCGTCGCTTTGGAGAATTCTCATAGGATGACAGCGTGATCACAGATAGAGCCCGGTTGCTTCGCGGACTGAAGTAGACAATCCATGCCCCTCCAGATAAAAAACGGAAACCAGGAGAAGATCGCACAGTGGAGCATGCGGCACAATATGAGTCAGAACGAGATCGTCAATCTGATCATCAGTGTTGTGAGTGACGTTGTGTTGGAAGAAATCATCGTAGAGGCAAAGGTCGACAAGGTGCGTCCCCGTGTGCTGAAAGTGAAGAGGGTTGCCACGTGGGGGGTATAGAAAAAATGGTACCAAAATGGTACCACTCTGCTCTTGACTGAGGGGGAAGCGGAAACGTATATTGGCACCGTGAGCTGATCACTCACACGACACGGACACAGACCGTCCGATGGTTCAGGCCCATCTGCGCGCAGGCAGGTGGGCTTTTTCTTTTCTCGCGGAGACAATGTCTCGACCGACTGAAATCAGAAGTGGCGATACCTACACCTGGGATGTCTCCTCCTCCCTCTATCCGGCAACAGACGGCTGGACCCTCAAGGTTACGATTTCCAATTCCAATTCTTTCAAGCGCGTCTCTGCCGCTACGGCTACCGACGGCGTGAGTTACACGATCACTCTGTCTGCATTGGATACCGGAGCACTACGCGCAGGGACCTATGCCGTGATCGAGGCTGTGGAGAAGGGCATCGGCGCGTCTCTTGAGCGACATACACTTTCCTCATATCCCCTAACCGTACTGGAGAATCTCGCCGGAGCGGTCACTCCGATTGACGCTCGTTCGCACGCGCGAAAGGTGCTCGATGCGATCCAGGCTGTGATGGAGGGTCGTGCCTCAACCGATCAGCAGTCTCTTACAATCGGGGACAAGACGCTCGTTCAGACACCGATGCGAGACCTGTTGGCGCTCAAGGGGCACTATCAGAAGCTTGTGGATAACGAGGATGCTGTGCAAAAGGCCGCTCTTGGCCTTGCCACCGGACGGACCTACAACATCAAATTCGAATGAAATTCTGGGATGACATAAGACAGAGCGTGCGCCACCTTGTCGGCGGTTTCCTTGGCTTGCGGCAATACGAGGCCGGGAAGGTTGATCGGCTGACAAACGACATGAAGCTCGCCGGCGTGACGGAAGACGCCGACATCATCAATTCCATGTCCACGGTTCGTGCGCGTGTGCGGACGATGGAGCACAGCGACGCGTACACCAAGAAGTTCATCGGCCTCTCGCGGGCGAACATCCCCGGTCCACGCGGGTTTACGCTGCAGTCACGTGTGATGGAATTCGACCCGGTTCGCAAGGAATGGGTGGAAGATGTTGTGGCAAACTCCAAGATCGAGGATGGATGGC